TCATTCCTCCTGAATCCGTTTCCAAACCTTCTCAAACTCATCCGGTGCCGGCTGCGACACAGAGTCATCCGGGATATGTTCTGCAGCCCACTCATATTCTTTTAGCAGTTCTTCATCTGTAAATTCTTCCAACTGTCTCCTTATCATAATTCGTAAAATCCCCCTCTCACAAATTATTGCAATCTTTTATGTATTATATTTTGTATTATATTATATAATACTATTTTGTAATATATCAATACTTTCCGATAGAACATATAATTTGTGATACAGGGAGGTATGCCAGATGGATAAAAAATTTATTGTCCGCCCCAAAAATTCTAATTCTAAAGACAACAAAATTGTTATGACAATAAGAATCGACCGGGAATTGCAGGAAGAGTATGACAAGCTGGCCGGGAAAAGCAACCGGTCACGCAATGAATTAATAAGCATGGCCATGCGTTATGCCTTAGAAAATTTAGAGTTTGTAGATTACGGCGAGGACCAATAATCCCCGCCGTTTTTTATTACTCCGCCGCCCAGTCCGCCCTATATCATCAGAACTCCCCTATATGCTGCTCCCCATCCGGCGCCACATACATTGCGCATTCCAGGGGATGGCCATACTCCGGTTCGAAATAATACCATTTTCCGTCAACCTGATGCCAATCCGTCAGGGCGTATCCATCAGGATTGAAATAGTACTTGTGATGGTTGATGACCTGCCAGCAGGACTTATAATAATCCGTGGTGCTATAGGCATACCACCAACCGTTAATGTCATGATGCCAGCCAACCTCATACGTGGGGGCCATCTTAGCAGCCACATCCCGCTTGAACTGCTCCCAGTCATCCGGATGGTCCACAAACCACTTGGGACATATCTTCCGGGTCACATCATAGTGCCGGATAAGCCCTCCATGCATCGGGTCCAGTCCCCAGCGCCTGCAGATATCTGCACACAGCTCCACGTAAGCTGCATAGGTGGCTGCCGTGAATCTGCCGGCGCTGTCTGGATGGCATGCCTCAATGCTAATGGTATAGGCGTTAGCTGAGTTAGTGCACCAGCTTATCTCATCCTCCGGTATCATCTGGATGACTTCCCCCTGCAGGCCGATGATGTAGTGGGCGCTGGCTTTGGTGGTGTGGGTATAACTCAGGTTCTCGAAGTAGTTCCGGTTGGCCTGGGCACTTGTCCCTGGATTACCTATGTAGTGGCAGGCCACTGCGGTTGTGCTGCCCCGCTTGGTCCCTGGCCTATTGTAGTTACTAACTGTTAAATACTGCTTGACTATGTTCATGTCGTACCTCCATTTCTAATCTCATTTATCTGTGCCATAATATCCGCAATCACCGCTTTGGTATCCTGCACGTACTCCACCGCCACATCCGGTTCCGGCCCTCCTGCGGTTACGGTCACATGGGTGGTGCCGGTGTAGGTGGTAAGGGCGTTCAGGGCGGACTGGGCTGCGGAGGGGAGGGGTTCCCAGGTGGGTGTGGCCGCCTGATAAACCATGGTCAGCGGATGTGTGGATAGCCAGGCGCGCCATTGTTCCAGTGTCCGCACATCGGTATTTGGCGGGCGGAAATACCTAGATACGGTGGCATTATGGTCACTATATATGCCGGTTGTACTTTTGTACTCCGCTTTCCATGCATAGGAAACATTGCTATATTTATCGCACATACTGGAATGGAAATTTTGGGCGGAGCCTGAAAAGGTGATGAAGAAACTTAATCCTTCAGTGCTATCTTCTGTGCTGTATAATCTCCAGTTCTCATTTACCCCGTCAAATACAACCTCCTTAATCCACCTTTCCACGCCCCACTCCCCGCCTCTGCGCATTATCCTGTCCCGTACATCCCCGATGCCACGTAACGGCTCCGTCAGGGTGATGGCCGCGGTACTGGACTGGTAGGGCTGCCAGGGGAGGGCTGTTGGGCCAGCATTAAGCATGGGATACACTATTTCATTAATATCCGATAATCCTCGGCTTAATTGGACAAAATAGTTTATTTTCGTTTCGGTTCCATCTACGTCAAAGGAGGTATCATTGATAACAACAGATGTACCATCACTATACCATTTTTTTGCTTTAACAAATATTTTTGGGTCGGCTGCCGGAACGCTTCCGCTGACACAATAGGTCCCAGGCGGAAGATTGTTTAAAACAACAGCTGAATTAGCAGGATTTTGTAATGTATCTCCTGTTACCAGGATACTTCCGTCCTCCTGAACAGAAAACGCCACTTCGTTATGGGTTCTTGCTAACCTAGATGTATCCATCAACTGCGCCCCAGTCACCATTACAGATGTGACATCCGTACCCAAAATCTCCTGCGGATATTCCAGGCTGGGGGATGGCTTTCCTCCGGTGTAGGGTTCCCAGGTTCCATCACCGGACTGGTACAGCATGGGATGATATGTTCCAGGCGTGATGGTGCTTCCAGCGTTTCCATGCAGGAAACATTCAATCCGAATATTATCATTATCAAGCATTTCACGTGTAATCTGCTTGGTGCTGTTTCCCTGCATTTCCGCCAATATTGTGCTTCCATTCCATATGCGCACATACAGTTTAGGCACTGTCGGGTCGCTTTTTAAAATCAGATTCCCAGGCATTAAATGATTTTTTAAATAATCTAGTTGGTAACTTGCGCTAAAGGCTCCAGTCAATGTTCCGGTGCCGGATATGCTGTAACCTCCATCACCATAATTGACAACGGCTCCGCCTGCGCTCTTATTTAGTTTACTACAATCCAGTAGCTGTGCCCCGGTCGTCACCATCTGCTCACTCCTGCCCGAAACCTCCAGGTCAGTCACCGGCGCTTCCCACGCATCCCCCACCGTAACCCGGCCCATACCGGATGCGGTGCCAATCAGGGCATTGGCATACTTGAGGTCGGTCTCACGCTTGTTATAGCCCACGAAGGTCTCCTTCTGGGACTCCACGTATGCCCTGTTATCCTCCAGAGCCTTGGCGGATGCAGCGGCTGACTGTGCCGATTCGGCGGCAGAACCGGCGGCGGCTGTCTTACTGGCCTGGGCATCATTGGCGTATCCCTGGGCAGTGGATACCTTACCCTCCATCTGCGCCACGAACTGCTCATACCAGGATGGGTCCGGCTCCGGAATCCCGCCGCCGATGTCCAGGCCGTCATGGATGGTGTAGGACGCGGGCAGGGTCTTCCAGGTCACGCGCTCCCCCATGCTGTTGATGCCGGTCGCGTATATCATCATCTGGACCCGGTCCGGCTCCTGGGTTGCCTGCGCCGGTACCTGCCAGCACAGTCTGATATAATTGTCCGTCCATGACACGTTGCAGGGTATGCTGTCACTGCCGCCATAGACCGTCTGGTAGTGGATGTACAGGTGTGCGGCCGTGAGGTCCAGGCCGTCATCGTACCGTGGCATCTGGAAGCCCACGAACTGGGCGTTCTGTTCGCCCCTGACCGATATCTGGTCGTTGAAGTCATCAATGCGCTTGTTGGTGACCGGGACATACTCCGGCTCCACGTACAGCGTATATGACGGGTAGTTATTGTCCTTGGTCCACGCTCCATCCCCGGCCGCGTAAGCCTGTCTTGTCAGTATCTCGTCTACTGTTGCCATGCCTGTCCACTCCCCCTCTCTTGCTTAATCGTAATCAGGTTGGTCGTTATCCTCTGGCCATTCTCACGCTGGCCTACCACACCGACCTTGAACGTGTCGTAGGCAGCCACCTCATCCGGGACGATGCAGGCACCACCCTGAATCAGCCTGCCGACCTCCTGGGACTGTAAGTATGGATAGAAGGCCGCTACCTGGACAGTCCCGTCCCAATCCGGGCCGAACTCAAATGCTGTTTGCAGGTAACCCGATGTGCCTGCAATGATGTTGCTGAAATCACAGCCAGGAGCCCTCGTTAACTCCTGGCCGGATACTCTAAATCTTAGTGTCCTCATAGCATTGCCTTTCTGTTGCGATATCGCAACTACTGGGCATCCTCCGTCCCGACAGCGCGCTCATCCTCTTTCCCGGTAGCCGGGCCTGTGGTCACGGTTGTCCTATCCTGCGCCCCCTTCTGCCTGGCCTTCTGCGCCACGTCATTTGCCCTCTGCTCTGCCGTCCTCTTGTCTGCATGTCCTCTTAATACTGCCATAGTCTTGTCCTCTCTTTCTATGTAGGGTTAATGGGTTGCCTGTTTCAGTTCCTTCAGCGTCTCGTCTGCCTCGATGGCCGCCTGGGTAAAGCTGTTGTTCTTCCACCACGCCGCGAGGGATGCCGCCACGGTCAAGGCCGCCGTCACTCCTTCATATACCGCCTCATTGGCCCACGGCAGGGGATTGTATCCTCCCATAGTCAATACCTGGTTAATTAAGGCTACGACCAGCACCACGGTTCTTGCGATTGTTGCTTTGTCTACTTTTTTCATATACATTTCCTCTCTTTCTTTAATGAAAAATCCCCTGCTGGATGGCGTAAAAAAAGAAGCCTATCAGGGATGTGGCTACCATGCCAATCAGTCCATATATGCTCCTTGTCTGCCTCTCCAGCTTGTCACACAGATTGTCAATCTTCACATCCCGGGCCGCCTCATGTATCTCCAGCTGGTCCAGCCGGTCCGCATGGTTGTTGATACGCTTCTCATGGGTGTCCAGTTTTTCCTTTAACAGTTCCTCATTCACATTTTGATACCTCACCTTTCTTTAGGATAAGCAGTTAAAACCGCTTCGGCCTCTGCCCTGATTCTTTCCGGGACCTGGTCGATTGTCCTTAATCCTTTCCGGATTAAGTCCGCATATACCTTAGCCATACCTACACCCCCAATCCTTCATAGATTTCCGCAAGTGCCAGCTGGGTATTGGTCACTTCCTCCTGTAATGCAAGGTTGGCCTCATGCTGCGCTGCAAGTGCCAGCTGGGCGGCGGTCAGTTCTTCCGTCAGCTGGGATACCTGCTTCTGCAGGCGCCCGATATCGGACTCCGGCGGATGGTTATACACAGGCTGTGGGTTGGCAGCGTCCGTCACGTCAATGCGTTCCAGGGTTGCCCCATCCGGGATATCCACCCACATACACTGCAGCCCCTGCGGCACTGAATCCTCCCCGTAGATGATGGACCATATGCGGCCTGTGGAATCATAGATTACTAATGCTCTCATGTTGTTTTCACGCTCCTTTTCTGATATAATGCTCTAAACCCTATGGGGTTTGGGGTAACTATTTTCTTATTGCTTCGATAATAAAGATTACAGGAAGCTTTGAGGGGTGGGTTGCCGGAAACGGTGAACTGTACCGCTATGGTGATAACGCCGCAGGGTTTGCGCCAAGTGCATACCCCAATGTCGTTGTATTTGACAGCGGCCAGATTACCGTAAATTGTACTAATTCAGCCTTGAACATGGAAATAAGAAGCAGCCAGTCATATAACACGGGACCATGGAATTATGTAAATGTCCTGCTCAACAGGACTGAGTCAATAGGGAGCGGGGCGGGATTCTTATCGAGCATACAAATCAACGGAATCAACATCTACTCTGAAGGCAGTGCGGAAATGAATTGCCTGAACTTTTACGACGAACGGAACGTAAGGTACCCTCTTGGAGGATTGAGTGTGACGGGTGCCGTGAAGCTGTTTGCCTACAGGTTCAGGGGGTCAATAAAGCGTATATATTTCAGTTAAGCTAACCTTATCCTCGTAAAATAATTTCCTTGTTTAATTCTTGTGAATATCACCGCACCAGAGTTTATTGTCTTTAAATTTGTTATATCCAATGTCACCGAAGTTAAATGTGCATCCATTGCGCTAAAAAAAGCAACAGTACTATTATTGTCATTAATATAAATTTTTAATGTACGATTACTTGTGCTGGAAGTCCCAATACTGTCAAATTGGCCTTCAAAAATCAATTTGCTATAACTTTGTACATTATAGCTTTTGGTAAATTGTATTGTATTTATTTCATTACTGCTCGGCTCACTAGTCATTACAATCCTTGTATTCTGGAAAGCCACACAGTTGGAGTTAATCGTAAATCCAGCGGGATTTGTACCGTTATAATACAGGTCCTGTGGTGTCGGTACCCATCCTTCGAAGCTTCCCGTAATCTTTATTCCAAACAGATTGAGGACATATCCCTTTTTTATCACGTTCGCGGGCGGCGGGGTGAATCCCGGCACCACTACATTACCTGTCAAATACCCCCCGCCATTCAACGTCTGTTGGGACGTTGTCGGCGTGATGGTCCTCCCTGCGATATCCGGCATGGTGCCGCCTATCGGATTCCCATCCTTATCCACAATTGTTTTTCCTTTGCGCACATCCGCAGCCGTTGCCGTCACAGGGTCAAGGTCGGCCCCTCCACCATAAGGTATCCAGATATCACTCATTCGCGCTCACCCCCACTAACTTGATGTTAAAATCAGATGTCGGTTTCTTCTTCGGGCAGTAAAACACAGCCTGCCCATCCAATGCCTTCCCGGCCTTGACCAATGCCCCCATCTTATCCCATATATCCGCCGTTGCCGCTGCCGTATCTGTCTTGATTGCACTTATCATCAGCACCTTATCTGTCTCCTTCAGGCCTTCCACGGCCACGGTCTGCGTATATGGGGCGGACGCGCTCCAGTCGGATGCCCGGAGGGTCAGTTCGACCTCTCGGGTCAGGCGGTTGATTTCGGTATTGGCGGCATTGATATCCTCTGGCCCGAACACATCCCCGTCTTGGCTGTATGCAGTCACATCCATGATTTCGGACTTTCCCTGCGCATCCGTACTTATCTGATATTTGCGGTTGCCCTCAAACACATCCGCCTTATAATCTGTCCTTAACATCCTTACCTCCTATTCCCTATTGCTCGCATGCCAAGCCTGAATGCCAGACGCTGCTGGCCACTAACCATGCTGTCATACATATCCCCCAGGTCCTTCAGTATCTGCTCGATATCATTCGCCTGATAGATGCTACTGTATGTGATTTTTACCGGGGTGGCCGGGGTGTTGTTTTTAGTATAATAAGCCGCACGGAGTTTCCTGATATTATCCAGTAACCGCGCCATCTCCGTATCCGTCCGGAAGTCCTCCATCCCCCACACCTTGGTCCGTATATCAACATGCAGCAACCCAGCCAGAAGCCCACAGGCCCCCTCCACACGGTTCAGGTCCGTATAGGCTATATATGCCCTATCCGTATCATTGGCCAGGTCATCCGCCGTCCTGTCCGTTATCAGCGTGTCTAATACCGTACTCATTTCACTGTCACCTCCGCTGTTACTTTACGCCGGCTGAATTTAAAATCCAGCTTCGTGATGTTGCCCGTCATCGTCCCCCGGAACCCGGTTACCACGTTCACACGGTTCCCCAGCTCCTGGTCATTGATGGTGGCCCGGAAGCTGATGCTCTCATTGTTGCTGTAGTACCCATACACCCGGTCCAGCACTGCCTGGGCATTACCCACCGTCACCAGTGTGGCGTCCTTGACCTCAGCAATGTTCTTATTTTGGGTAATCTTTGGGTTTTCTTTCAATAGTATGACCGTGCTATGGTTATATTTAAGACCAGTCAGCACCACCTCCCCGCCTGTGCCGGTTATATATGCATAATTGGCGTCATGGCCTCCCAGCGTCCCCCCGGTAATGGACAGGCTGTGGTAAGGCTCGGAAAACTCTATCTTGGTTGTCCCAGTCAGGATGCCCTTGTACAGCTGCGCCGATTCCACTCCCCGGTCATAGCTGTGTGCATACAACCGGATGCCGGTTATGATGTCACTGTGTTCCACCGACAGGCCCAGCCGGATGTCTCTGGCCGTGAACTCACCGGTGACCTCGGTCTGTTGTGGATATATGTACAGCTGCCGGTCGTAACTGGTATCCACCAGTGCGCCGATGGCAAAGGCCAGCTGCTGCAGTGCTACACGTTTAGTACATATTGGCAGATACCCGCTTACTCTCGTATCAACATAGGTATCATCCAAAAAATATGTGATACCTTCTCCGGCCATAATACTGGCCAGGATGTCTGATACCAAGGCATTGTTGTACACCCCACCCATGAACTGGTTATTATCCAGGATTCCCACTGCGTCCTGCGTCTCCACGGAATAACGTTTCGCCCCCAGCTGCTTACCGTCCTTCAGGTAATATATCCCCAGGATTGCCTCGTCAAAATACAACGTCTGTTTCTGACGCTTCTGGAACTCAAATGCATAGTCGGACCTGCTCCGGATGGTATAGTCCATGGTGTTGATGCTTACCTCTTCGGATATGGGGCTCAGGTCCATCAGGCAGCTGATATCCTCTATCTCATCATCCCTGAATACCCGGATAAGCCCCCAGGTAATCCCTGTCAGGAATACATTCCGGTATGGCTTACTTGTCTGACGGAATGTAACGACCACCCGGTTATAATAATCCACGATGCCATAGCAGAAATAGTCCGGGCCATCCGGGCAATAGTCCTGTTCGGACAGCAACTCGTCATCCCTGTACCATCTTATATTGACCTTGCTGCAGTAATCCCCGGAATAATCATTGAATCTAAGGGTTATCCCCACGCTGGAATGGTTCTGCGTGAATGAGAATGTGATGGCCGGCGGGACCGCGAACACCCCATCGGCGCCCGATATGCTGTCACTTACGTATCCCATGTCATCCAGGTCATCCGGCGCATTGGTATAGCTGCCATCCATCCTGGCGTACCTGGGCAGGCACATGGCATAATCCGGGAACTCCACCCCGGCCCTCAGGTCCTGCAGGTCAACGTAGTAATCCTTATCATCGGACGATGCCATGCTGTCCTCTGCGGCCCCCAGGGCAATGTCATCGTAGACAATCTTAAGCCCACCTGCATCCGTCATCCTCTGGTTCTTCAGCACGGACAGCCACAGGTAACGGTATGGACGGTTGGTCTCAAGGTATGTGATGACCAGCTGGTTAAACAGCGGCACCTTGGCCCGGCAGAAATACTCCACCCCATCGGGCTTAAATTCCTGCTCCTGGACCAGTTCCGTATCCTTATACCAGGTAATCTTAAGCCTGCTGGCGTAATCCCCGGATACCCGGTTGAACACCATGGACACGCCATTGCTGGTCTTAAGCCGGTCAAAGGTGACCGTTATCACTGGCGGCACCCCAAAGGCCCCATCCTGGCCACTCAGGGCCGTGCTGATGTACCCATTCTTACCACCCGGGATTGCATCCGGGGTATTCGCATAGGTCCCGTCCAGCCTCGCATACCGCGGCAGGCAGTAGGCATAGGGCGGTAAGTTCTGTTCAAAACTGGTCAGGTCATCCACGGATGAGTACGGCTGTTGTCCGTTGGTCCCTACCCTTATGTCCCACTTCATCTTACCGCCTCCTCTGTGGTTCCATTGCCGTAAAATTCAGGGACAGGCCATCCATGCCCCAGATATTCCTACCATTCCTTATCCGTAGCTTATCCTTCCCCTGGCTGACATAAGCCTGGAAGGTCAATGTCTCCTGGCCGTAAGGGAAGGTCATCTCATGGCTCGCGTAGTTCGGGTCGGATATGATGTTGTAGAACGCATCATAGGATGCCAGGTCATCCGTCTTGGGGTAGATTTTCATCGTATAGTTATAGAAGGTCCCTATGATGTCCCTGTCCATGGTGTAATCCATGGTACGTCCGGACTGCTCGGAATCCGTAACGGCAAAGCTGCGTTCCAGTGAATCCTTCTCCACCTCAACATTATAGGCCTTACCGTCCAGCAAGAATACATTATCCATGTCAACCTCCTACGATTACCAGGCTCACACCCTTGCGGGCCGCCTCCTTGTCAAGTTCCGGTTTAAGCACCCGTGCCAGCGCAGCCAGGTTCCCGGTCAGGTTCAAGACAATCTGTATTGGCCTGTTCCCTTCCGCCTGCAGGCGGCTTATCATCTCATCCATCCTGGCCACCAGATACCCCAGCGTCTCCTCCTGGCCATATCCTGCCGTGTTCCTCATGCCTGTGGACATTTCCCCGGCGCGCGGTGGGACAACCGTCCCCCTGGCCATCCTGGGCAGGTACGATGCTGCATTAGGGATGTTTATGCCGATTGGAAGCTGTACTTCCACCCCGTCAAATACATCCAGTACTCCATCCAGCCACTTCTGGACCGTGCTCCTGGATGATGCTGCCATAGCACTGATACCATCGTTAAATCCACGCACCACATACTCTGCAATGCCGTAGAACTCCTTGGACGGTGAGTTGATGTCAAACTCTTCCTCGGCCTCTTCCATGGCCTCACGTGCCCACTTTTTAATGGCAGCCTTTGCCATGTATGCAAAATCAGAGATACCGTCTGCAAAACCTTCGTTGATGCGTTTGGCCATGTCATAGAAGGCTGCATACATCCCTCCGGTCCCTTCCAGGTCACTGTCGCCCCAGAACCATTCCCTCACGTTCCTTGCCCAGGTCTCCATGGGTGACTGGGTCTCGGTATGGCTGTCGTCAATCTTGGTCTTGAACGCCTGGATGATGATGTCCGCGAACTTCGTCCAGGACAGTTCGTTTACCCCCTTATCCTCGGCATCCCCCACGAACCACTTCCGGACATTCTCCGCCCAGGTCTCCATGATGCTCTGGGATTGGGTATAGTTTTTATTGACAGTATTGTTGAAGCCCCCCATGATGCTGGTGGCCCACTTCTTGGACTCCGTGGAATCCCCGGTGCTGATCCCGAATTTTTCCGAAAACCAGCTGGCCACACCGGATGCCCAGGATTTCACTACGTTCTGGGATGCTGTCTGTTCATTGGTCACCCCCTGGTTGAATCCGGCAACTGTGTTTGAGCCGATGCCGGCCAGGACGGTGGATGGGCTATGGATGCCCAGCAGGCCCTTAAAATGCTTAATAAACGGATCTGTAATATTCTGTTTTATGAAAGTACCAGGATTGGCAAAAAATTCCTTAATCCCACCACAGAACCCTTCCCATAAATACTTAGCCAGGTCCACTAATGTCGGTCCCAGGGTCTGAATCACAGCCCATACGATAAGTACAACGGAATCCACTACCCCAACAAATACGCCCCACCAATCCACGCTCTTAAGCGCATCGGCCAGCCCCTGCCCCAATGAGGACCAATCTGTCTGCTGCATAAAGGTTATGAACGCATTCAATAGCCCAAGTACAAAATCGCTCACTGCGGTTCCTGCGCCTATCCAATCAAATGTTTGGAAAAACGTACTTAGGCTGGTTGCAAGCTGGGTGCCGAATCCAACCCAATCGAACGTGGCCGCGAACTCTCCCAGGGTACTGAAGGCGGCGTTCAGGCCGGCCGCAAAAAGATACCCCAGCTGTGCCCAGTCAATCTGGCCTGTGAGGCCCATAAGGCAGGTCGCAATGGCGGCTCCAATTGCCCCCCAGTCCACGGCCAGTACAAAGCCTAGAAGACCGGATATCTTGGCCTGGAAGAAGGCACCTATTGTCGCGCCGAACAGATTCCAATCAACCGTATCAATCATCCCCATCAGGCCTACTCCCAGTGCATTGCCCAGCATGAACCAGTCAATCTGTGTGAGCAGTAGGTATAGGGTATTGGCCAGGGTGTTGATGCCGGTACCGAACATGATTCCGATGGCATACCAATCGATAGTGGATACAAGGCTGTTGAACAGGGTCGTGAAGGCTGTCACGAATGCGGTTATCTGTGCCCCGATGTTATCCCAGCTGATGAACTGTGTGAAGCCCTGTACGGCCTCGTTGATTTTCTGGCCAATCAGCTGGCCGATGCCTTCCCAGTCCCCGGCTGCGAACATCTCCTTCAGCTGGTTAGCAAAATCACTGATGCCCTGGTCAATACCGACTGTCTCAAACATATCGGATGGGCTGGCTCCACCTCCTCCGCCTCCGGATGCATCCGCGCCCTGCTGCTGTATCTGTACAAGGTCATCAAATGGTGCCAGGGCTTTCTTTGCATCCTTTCCAGCCTGTTTGGCGGCGCCTCCTGTGGATTTTAGACTTTTCGCATAATCCTCGTTAGCCTTTTTGGCCCGCACGAATGTACTCCCACCGCCCAGCGCGGAAAAGAACTGGTTGATATAGCCCACTGCTGTGGCCAGGAGGTTTATCAACGTATTAAGAACCGGAGCCACAATCGAGAGGATAGGTGCGAATGCCGCCGCAAAACTATTCTTGAGATAGGTCATTCCGGACATCAGGTTGGACATGGACTGGTTCGCACTGTCCGAATACTGCACCAGGTTCTGCATCCCTTCCTTAACGCCCTGGATGGCTGCCCTCATGGCCATACGGATGAGCATGAGTTTGAACATGTTGGACAGTTTCAGGATGCTCTGACTTACCTTATTTGAGGATTTACCCAGCCCTTTCAGGCTGGATACTGCCTGTTTTGCCTTATTGGCCAGTCCCTTCCCCAATGACTTCCCGAAATTCAAGACCGCCCGGGTAGCGGATGAGAATGCACTCTTTACAATCCCGGGTATCTTCGATAGTTCCCTTTTGGCAGATACCGGTATCTGACCGAATGCCTGTGGCACATTTTTAAATGCATTCAGGATTGACTCCTTGACACCTACATATCCCTGGGCTTGTTCCGCACCTTGGTTGGAGACTTCCGACACAGCCTGCTCCGCTTCTGCCGCATCCTGCTGCAATCCATTCATGGCCATTCCAGCCTGGTTTCCATATTGTTCGACCGCATCAGACCAGTTGTGGATTTCCGAAGCCGCATCCCCAAAAACCGCAGCCATAGCCTTAGGGTCATAATTAAGGGATTCCGTGCTTGTCGGTGCCGAAACCGGTGCGGACTGGGCCGTATCAGATGCGGTATCCTGCATGGTATGGACACTTATGGCATCCATCTGTTCCTGCAGCGACTTGACATGCTTTGCAGATTCATCGGCTGCAGTCCCAACAGATTCCACTGCATCTGATGTCGTATTGGCGCTTTGGGCAGTTTCAGCCATTGCCTGTCCTGCCCCATTGAACCGGTTAAGGATGTTGGAGGACAATCCATCTACAGCCTTGGTAAGCCGGTCCATTGCCTTGGTAAGCGTGGATATCCCACCATCGAAACCATCTGTATTTATCTTTGTGTCAAATGTCAGGCTACCGTCTGCTGCCATGCCACCACCTCCTGTCCAGGCATAAAAATAGGACGCCCATCCGGCATCCTAACCCAATAAGTTATTCCAATAATCAATCTCCGCCTGTTCCTCTTCGGTATACCGTTTCCGGATGTCGCAGAGCTTCCTGTTATTCCGGTAAAACTCCTGTTCCCACTTTTCCAGCTTCTTACCCTTGGCCCTCTTCTGCCTGATGCCCAGGACGGCGGAAAATGTCCCTTCCTCAATCTCCATGAAATACCCTGAGAACGTCCACCAATGGATGTATGGGGCCGCCCTGGTCTCCATCCCAGCAACCTTATTGATTGCCGGGAACAGGATGGGCTCGTCCTGTTCCCAATCCATCACCTTCCTTGCCGGCTTCTTATCGTCATCCTCCTGGCCGCAGTCCACGAACCACTTGGCCTGTAGGATGGCTTCCTCCATATGCTCCTGCGGTATCCGGTCGAAGCCATCCCGGTACAGGCGCTTCATGAGGATTTCCAGCTTCTCGGCGGGAGAAAGTTCCGGGTCACTACAGGCGGCCAGGAATACAAGGATATTGCGGTAATCGGTTTCAATGGGATAGCTTACCCCGCCCACGTCAAGTCCTGTCGGTAACCGGCCAATCATTGCCCTATGTCCTCCAGGTACTTCCTGGACTTTTCCCGGTTCTTCCTGGCATACTCCTCGACAGCGGGCCGCATCAGCACAAGCAGGCCATCCAGCACGCCTTCATACAGGTATTTCTGGCCAACAATGCATAAAGGGGATTGCCCCGCGAAAATCGTGTCATATACATCTGACAGGAAGATGCCGTTGAACGCCTTACGCATCTCCCCGGAGAACTCAGCCACGTATGCACCGTCCCTTTCCATATCGCTTTTAGGGGTTCCGTCCGGATTCAGTTCTATGCCCTCCGGGGGACTGTAATCCTTGAAATGTTTCTGTACATCCAGCACACGGTTGATGATTTCCGGGTCCGCCGGGTTGAACCTGATTATCCTGGCTGGGTCGTCATTTACCGCGAAACTCTCATAACCATCATCAAATAACAGGCTCTTCATTTTCTTCGCCATCCGATATTACCTCCTCTTTGATTTCCGCCAGCGGCGCAGAATCTGCCACCGGCATTGCCCTTCATGTTTCTGCCGTGAATGTCTTCGTGGATAAATCAAATAATCCCTTAATCCGGTTTCTGGTGTGATGTACATTGAATGGTATCTGGTAGCCCGTGGTGCCACCGCCATAGCTGGATACCTCAATGATTGCATCCTCCTTATATGCCACATAGGAGCCTTTAGTGGTCTCATCCTCTTCCCACAGGTGTACCTCCACCACGCTGGTCTTCAGGTCGTCCAGGGTCTGCCGTTCGTCCACGATGCCCTGCAGGCGGTCAAACAATGGCTCCCCAATCTCAGCATAGTACGGGTCAGCGGATGCCTGGGGCTGGTAGCTGTCCAGGTTTACGGACGTCTCCCCCCATATGTTGTTCTTTGTCTCCACATTGGCGTTCATCTCCACGATGTATTCCTCCAGGTCCTTACCCAGGCGGCTATACTCGGCCTTGCTGGCGGACGGGAGGGCTGCATCGATAAAGTGCGCCATCCATTTCCTTTTAATCTTTCCAGCTGCAGGGATTGATTCCGCGAACAGCTGCAGTTCCATTTTATGCATTACAAGTCCTCGCTTTCTATTTTGTAGGTCACCTGTATCTGTATCTGGTACAGGATTCCATCGTTAACTGTCTCTCCCATGGGCTGCATGGCCATTGCGTTGGATGTGATTGCCTTCAGGAACCTTGCTTCCAGCTCCTGTCCTCCGATATTGGCAGTAAGGCCACCCTCTTCGGGCAGCTGCTCCAGCCAGTATCCCAAATCCAGCAAAAAGTTACTGTTGGCCAGCCGGCAGTAATCCGTGAAGGATGGCGCCACGGCATACATGGCAAAGTTATGACGCCGGATCTGGTTACCCAGCATGTCCTCCTTGACCAGGCTGTCCCCATTGCTGGACAGGCCATAACTGGAGCCCGGCTCCGTGAAGTCCACATGGATATCCCCATCAACCAGGAACTCCGATATCTTCGGATACTCTGTCATTTTCTGCCTCATGAAATCTATGATTGTCATATATGTCCTCCTCTGCCTATCAGTTTCTGAGCTGCCTGTAGGATATCCTCCCTATGGTCGGCCTTCATACGGTCGAACCACTTCTTGCCACGCATGGGGGCACCAGCATAGGTCAGTTCCCGGTCCGTGGGAACCTTGATTTCATTCTTTTTGGCCCAAGCACTGCCTGTTGTCGGCGATACATACAGGATACCCTCATGCAGATAATGGGCATATGGCCCTGGTATGTCAATCTGGCCGGAACCAATCACCGTGGCCATGACCATCATATGCTCCAGTTCTCCTGCCTGTCTGCGCGGCATGTAGTCACCCATGTACCGCATGGTTTCATTGTCCACCAGTTTCTGTACTGGTCCACCTTCCTGCAGGCCGTGGTTCTGCAACACAGCCTCAGAAGGCAGCATCTTAAGCTCCACCTTCATAGTCCCACCACCCTACTTACAGGCTAGTTCATAATGCTGCATGGACTCGCTGCCGTATAACCGCTCATCCACCGTGACCACTGTCAGGAACCCATGTGCAGCCTTAAGGGCCGCCAGGGACTTCGACATGGCCTCCTGGCTGCTGCAGTCTATCCCATCCTCAATGATGCCCTTGACAGCCAGGTCCTTGCCCTGTGTCAGTTTTATGGGACCGTCCAGACTTTCCAGTGGGATGACCAGGAGGACGGATGTGCCGTCCCGCTGGCCGGTCTTAAGATAGGTGGACTGTCTCACATCCTCCCAGTACACACCCTCTATGGGCATCCTGGTGTACTTCTCGGCCTTACCCTCCTTACTGTAGAGGTATAGGGTCACATCTGCATTGGTATACATATCACACCCCCTGGTAACACAGGCCGGTATCCGCCAGCCATTTCATGATGATGTTGCGCTGTTCCCTGTCCACAGCCTGCTCTGATTCCTGTGCGCTGGCAAAACCGACTGAATAAGTGCCAATCTTCTCCGATGTTTTCCCGCCGGCCTCCTTCTGCTGCTTCTCCCGGCGGCACTCGGATTCCGCCAGTTCACAGCAGCACATCTGTACCTCATCTGGGATTTCTACCACATCCTTCAGGCGGTTGAATGTATACCGGTCAATGACCTGGCTGGCACTACGCGCATAAAAAGGGAAGCCAGTTGTGATGACCGGCTTCCTCTCCTTCAGGTAATCGTTGATATAGTACATTTCATCCGTGTAAGCCTGCATAAGACGAGCCTCCTTACTTTTTCTGTTTGGATTCATCCGCTTTCAGGGCTTTGTTCTCCGCTTTCACCTGTTCATTCTCCATCCTCAGGGCTTCGTTCTCCGCTTTCAGGGCTTCCATCTCCTGCTCCATGGTCTTTGTGGTTTCTGCTCCGATTCCTACTTTTCTCATTCCGCTGCCTCCTTACGCTTTGTGGCTCAGATAGATACCGGCCACTTTGTTTTTATATACATCTACCAGGCCGTACTTACGGTATTTAGAAATGTAACCGTCCGCATTTGGGTTGTTATCCGGAGAGATGATGCTGGATGCCGTATGTTTATCAAATTTGATGATGGCCGGTTTATGGATAATCATGAAATTGATATCCTTACCATCCTCGGCCTTCTTAAAGTGGCCCAATTCCTCCCCTGTGGTCTTCCCATCCAGCAGGTTGATGGCCGTGTAGAACCTGGACTGTGGTACGGATTTCTTGACTGCAAAAGCAGAAAGCACCTCCCTGGACTTTGTGGTATCCAACGCCATTACACCGTTAAGCAATGTCGGTGTTGCATACAGCAGGCGGTTCTCTTCCGGTACCTCGTCCTCGTCCATCTTATTCTTGGCTTCCAGGAGGGCCGCCAGGAACTGTGATGCATCTGCATATGTGGCTGGGACAGCCTTTGAGATTCCCTCAATTCCTGCAAGGGTGGCAAAAGTGAAGGCATCCGCCTCTGGGGCAACCTTCTCACGCTGCAGGGTGCTTCCGGCCATGCCGAATGCAATGTTGAATGTCTCCTGGTCATCCATGGTATCGACCATGATTCTGGTGCCACGGTCATAATTGAAGGTGGTGGTCTTCCATACCACATTTACGGTCCCGTCCGTATACCCGCTGTTCCTGCTGTAATCGCCAAGGCCTGTCACCTCAATCTGTGGATACAGGATTTCGTTCGCATTGGCGCCGGCACGCATCATTGACGCATCGCTGATGAGGTCTGCTGTCACGGATGCCAGCCTGTATACCTCATCCAGGAGTGCTGTATAATTCTTTGCTAATACAATATTGTTTGGCATAATCTCTTACCTCTCTCTTATTTTTTCTCTTCCGCCGGAAGCCCCATGGCTGCCCGGAGCGCGGCCGTGTTAGAGTCAACCCCGCCTGCCCCTGCACCGCCTGTGGATGCTACCGGATTGTTGATAGGTTCTGTAGCACCAAAAAGATATCCGTTATCCTTCTGGCATGTTTCTATGGCAGCCTTGATATCTGCAGTCTGGTCCTTGGATGCCTTAAGGGTATCGACATCCAACAGGGCCTTGATGGCTTTTGCATTACGTCCACCAGCCGCAGTAATGGCAGCCTCCAGGGATGTGCCGAACCGCATGTCAGCAATCCTTGCCTCATACTCAGCCTTCGATGTCTCATACTTCGTCTTGTACTCCTCGACCTGGCCTTTTACCTGGTCATAGTCCTTGAAGCCATCAATCGTGGTGTTTGCTTCCTGAAGCTGTGTCTTGGTCTGTTCCAGTTCTGCCTTGGTCTGTTCCAGCTCCCCCTTCGCAGCCTCGATGTCATTACTGTTTTCAGCCATGATACTGTCCACCTGTTCCTTGGTCAGGCCCATGTCCTCTAAAAATTTACGTTTCATACTTCTCCTTTCTCACTACGCTTTTCTACGGGGTTGCATCCCTTGTGGCGGTAGTTTTACGCCGTGCCGGGCAATTCTGTGTACAAAAAAACACGCCACATTATCCTTGACGTGCCTTTTTACCGCAATATCATTTTATAAACCTTTTCAGCAGCCCATCTTTCGATGGCTCTTCCGGAATCCTGCTTCCCTCCTCTTTTTCCTCGAACGAATATCCATTTGCACATTCCACGCCTTTGCCGGCCCGAATCATTGCTTCCAATGGTATCCCATCAGGATAGGCCAGGCAGCAGTCCTTTTCTTTGTCATCTACATAGTGTTTACAAAAATCACAATTAGGTAACTGCAACATTATCGCTTCCACCTCTCGATATACTTATTGACAAGAATCTTAGCCCTCAATGGTATCCTTTCCCCGTTCTGCATCCTCACAAATGACTCAGCCAGTGATTCCGTCCCGTCTTCACATCTATCCGCATAACCCGAAATTCCAGGAATGAATGGGATTCTTTCCCGCAGAGCCTGATAATCTTCCCAGGTTTCACAACCTCGGAACGTCATTACATGAGCTATTTCGTGTTTGACACAATCCTCTAATGATTTTGAAGCAAAATAACCAGCCTTATATCTCTTTTGTATCAAGGGTTCAATTTCATTATAATCAATATCACGGTTAATAGCCAGTCCCATCTTTAACTTCCCTTTTTCCAAATATGGTCCGGCAATAAATAGGGTTTTCCTATCTTCTCTACCTAGTGCTTCAGAAAATGATTCCACCGATACCTCGCCTAAACGGATATCATATCGCTTCTGCATCACTGCAATGGTTTTTTCTATGCGGATGCGGTGCTCTTCTGTCATTCCTCTGATATTCATTATTTCATCTGGCAGTTTTAGCCGGCTTTTATCCATAAGCTTCAATCCTGTGCCAGCAATCTTCAGCCGCTCATTCTGCTGCCGCAGGCCCATCTCCTTGGAAAAGTCCACATAGGCCTTGTTAGTCAGCCGTAGCCGGCACTTTGCGGCTGTGATGGCTTCCTTGTCAGCCCCTCCACTATCCAGAAGCTTCACATCCTGCTTCTGCTTCCGGATAGTCCGTTCAAGCTTCCGCTGGTGCTGCAGTGCGCCATAGGTATCATATTCCCGGCCCTTATATGCCCTCTTTTCGTTTTCCTTCCGGTTCTGTTCTTCCAGCCACGCATCCGTGTACTTGCGCTTGCTGATTCCAAGAAGGAAAGGAAACTTGATATGATAGCAGTTAATCCCGCCGAATCCCAGCATCTCACCCTCTCCACAGATACTGCGCATCTCGGCTGTGCTGTAGACCTTCCCCTGCCAGCTCTGGTGATTGCGATACCCTATTCCTGTGTTCCTGGCGCCCATGTGCCAGTCTACCTCCCAATGGTCCGTCCCCAGCTCCTCAGCGTTCTTGTCGCTGACCTGTTTGGTCATCTGGGCCACACCGGTCATCACCGCACGCCTGGCTGCCACCTCTATGCGGTCTGACTTCCCGGATGCATAATCCACAGTCCGGATGCCGCTGGCCGTCATCTCGTCAATCACCTCACCTATGGCCTGGCTGTACGTCCTGGTGCCGGTAGTGATTCCAAGCATTGCCTTATCCAGGCTGCGCTCCAGGTATTCAGATAATGGAGTGAATACTTTCCTTCCGCCTATCGGAACATTGAAGCCTGTGGTCTGGGTGATGTTTTCCAGTGGCCTCAGGCTGTCCTTGGTCTGCCTCCTGGCAGTGTCCACGACCTGCTGGAGCCATTGGTTATCCTTGTAAGGCAGGTAGTCCCTGCCGGCCGCCTCATAGATTGCCTTGTTGCGGATGTAATCGGACCGCACTGCCTGCTCATAGATATCGTCCACCTGCAGGTCCGTCTTTTCCAGGGCCCTGCCAATCATCTGCCTGATGCTGCTACGGCCCTTACCGATGGCATCCATTCTGACCAGCAGCCAGTCAATGACCGGGGTAACCTGTGCGGCTTCCTTGATGCGCTGTATGATTTCATCCATGATGGACAGCTCCAGTGCTGTCATGGTGCGCTCCAATGGCTTGGGCAGCTTCTCCAGTTCCTCAGGCGTCATGATATCACTCCTCCGTCAGTGCCGGTTCCGGCAGGTTCCTGGCTGCCTCCTCCAATGTCTCACCATACCACTTAGCCCGATACTCTTCCGGCCTCATGATTCCTGCAGCCAGGTCCTGCCTGTCCTGCTGCCGCTCCTCTTCCTCATCAACCAGGATACTGTCCTTGAAGGTACACAGGAACTCATATCCGGACTGTGTGAGGGCATTATAGAAGGCCAGGGCATATACCAGGTCCTCCAGGCAGTCCTCCAGGTTGGACTGTATGGCCTTAACCATGTTGTACTTGCGCTTCTTGGCTATCCTGGCCTCCGTTGCTGTCTTATCTACCTCATTGACGTCTGACAGGTCACCATACGACAGGCTTGTGTTGAACTCAATCCGCCTCAGATAGGCATTCAGGCCATTGATAAGACTCCCGTCCCGGAACTCAGGACTATACTCCTGATACAGTTCCTCCCCACTGGACTTACTGAGGTTAAGGGCACGGTAAAGGCGCTTATTAAGCTTGGGCAGTACAAGATTAGTCTTCCCTTTCCCATTAATGATAGGTACGGCCTGCAATGCTGCCACATCCACATGTACTGCACGTTCCCCACTCTCAAACTCCCAGTCAAGGCGTCCAAACTGCGTATCCGTCTTTCGGATTATGTTGATGGCAGAATCAAAGATGGATACACCACAGGATGAACCGTCTATCTCATTCTTTATTGGGTTCCGGTAATATCCAAAGTCTGGACGTTCAACCCCCAGGTATGTAACATCCTCTGGAAGGGATGACCACTCGTCCACCACGGACAGGTCAACGGGGCTGCCGATACTGCTCACATTGGATGTGTGGTATGCCTTGTTCTGGATGTGCAGGGTCTGGTCCTGATTCCATTCGTGGAACTCAAAGCGGAGATAAAAATCATCATCACTTATCCGTTTTACCTGGATGAATACCACGCTGGTCATCCGGTCCCTGGCGTCAAATGCAATCGGCACGAACCGGTCAGCCGTGACATATTCGACCGCAGTCCCACCTAATGGCTTGATGCAGAAGGACCCCAGGCCAATCCCTGCCTGTAGGTTCTCATTGAGGTTCCGGATGGCTGACTGGTATATCTTATCCAGCTGCTCGTTTGAGATGCTGGACTCCATCTCATTCAGACAGACATTGGCGAACTCCCTGCAGATGCCCTGTTCAATCTGGAGGGAATCCACCTGGTCATCCACCCATGGGGCATGCCCACGGTACATGGCCCCCCACTGTTCAATCTTCTCTATCATCTGTTGCGATATCGCAACATCCTGTCCTATCACCTGTTTCAGTGTCTTTGCTGGGAACATCTTCCTTATCACCCCTCTTATTGCACTCAGTATCCTTCCAAACAATCTATCACCTGCCTTACTGGCCTTTCTTCTTCCAGATTCGGTTCGTTGCATATCTGACTGAATCAATGCAATGGTCATCACCATCCGGATATCCGCTGATTACATTGCCTTCCTTGTCCCGTTCGTATTCATAGTCCATGAACTCCTGGGCCGCTACAGGGCATCGGACATTGTCAATGACAATCCCCCGTAAGGACTGGAGCCATTTGAATGAATATTCACGGCTTCCTGGTCCTTTCTCGGCTCCGCGTGCCAGCAATCCATAAGCACGATAATCGCCCACTGACTTTTCCTCCGCGCTATCACAGGTAATCAGGTCGTTACCGGTGATGCCCAGTTCTATCAGCTTATCCGCTGTCTGCCGGTTGCTCTGCTTATTGCAGGTATACTCCTGCCAGACATAGAGTATATGCCGTGCCGGGTCATAATGGGAACGGGTGAACGCATATAAGTCCGGATACCACCCCCAGTCCACACCATTCAGGATGTGGTCAAACTGTGATATCTCATCATCGGTTATCTCACGGATGGTCACGTTATCAAATACGCTTCCTCCGCTGCCATTCGCTACACCCATGTACTCATTCTCATAGGCATCCGGGTTGGTCTCCTTCAGGAACCCTGCCTCATCCAGGAATGGCTTGCCCAGCCACTTGGGTGGCACATCCAGATAACAGCTCTGTGTTACCAATCTGGAAGCCTTAGGCACCTTGATATACTTGTTTGCCCAGTTGCTGGCCGTCTTAGGAGGGTTGAAGGACTTGAAGATATAGGCAACGTCACCGCCACGGATGACGGACTGCTCAATCTTACGTACTGATTCCGGCCCAGTGAACTGGTCCAGCTCCTCCAGCCACAGGATGCCGATGTAGCCGAACGGTACCTTGATGGACTTGACCTTCCCTGGGTCATCGGCACCACGGAAATATATCTTCTGGCCTGTACTGATCCGGGTTATCTCCATGGGGCTGACCGTTGCGTGGAACTCATCCGACAGTTCCAGGGCTTCAATGGCCCATAGAATCTGCTGGTATACAGAACTGCGCATGGTATCGGCCACCTGTCGCATGACAACGGCATGCATCTGGTCATTCTTCATGATGAGGTCAATGACCTCCAGGGATATGAAGGAGGACTTCGTGGAACCACGCCCACCTGGGAAGACATATTCCGTGTGTCCATGCTCCTGGATATCAAAAACAACCGGAGCAAATACCGGGGCCACCATGTTGGATGGGATGCCCGTGTATCTGACCGGCTGGTCATTATCCGTATCGGGTTGTAATGCATCGGCCTGGGCCTTCAGATGGACTATCTTCGCCATCTGCTCCTCCATGTCCAGGTCTGACTTGACCGTCTGCCCCAGGGTGTCGCGGATGGCCTCATAGGCGCTCACGTTTCCGGCCAGGGCCTTCCTGATGACGGCGGCATTAACTGCACTCTCCAGGGTACTATCAAGTCCCATGGCCTCTAGGACCGGTGTCCACTCCGGGCTATCTATCTCAGCGGTCAGGAGCATGTTCAGGGTACGCCGGAAGTCGGCTTTCTTGCGCCTGGCCTCGCCGGATGCCTTACCGCCTGCAATTGCTATTTCTCGCTGTTCCCTCGCTGTTCGCTCATGGAAACCATGTCCATTTAGGTTTTCATTGTTTGCCATCACCTCACCTTCCTATCTGGCTGTTTTAAGCATAGAAAAAAGACAGCCAACGCTGTCCCTTTCCGGAATCGTACTGTACTTATCTGACAAGATGTCCCACTAAAGTCCCATAAGCAATAACTTCTCTGGCATACATGCTTTTCAAGTCATCCAGTGGCCTACCTTCTGCGCAATGCTTCTCTTGAAACTTTGTGAGTTTCTCTAATTTTCTTATTGCGTTTTCCATCTTACCCATATACCGTGCCGCACTTGCATCTTTAGTCATATTAATGTCTCCTTTCTCTTTTTAGACAATTATAACGCAGATGCAAAATAAAATCTCCCACCCCAACTTTTACTTGAAGGAGGTCCCGGACGCCCTGAGTTTCAGACACCGGGAAAATGGGTAACAGAAAAGGCCCACCGTTTCCGGCAGGCCCAATTCCACAATATTATTATACCATAGGTTTTAAAAAACTTTTCCATCCGTTTTCCATCATTTACGCATCGTCTATCAGACGTTCCGGGTGCGCCCGTTCAAATGCCATCAGGGCCTCCCCATGTTTATTGATGATGTACTTGTATGTATACCCCATGTCGCAGGCTATCTGGGTGAAGTTCCTCTCATTGCGTACATACCGCCGATACAGGATATCGATAAAAAGACTGTCATTTATATCATGTATCTCATCAATCAGCCTATGCTTCAATTCCAGGTACTGGATTATACGGTTTTCTATATCTTCCTCCAGGCTTACTACCCGTAACGCCTGGGCTTCCGTCTGATTGCCCTGGGCTCCGCCAAATGAAGTCTGGACATTTTCCACTTCACTTCCATCTTTCTTGGCATGTATCCCCCTGTTTCCTTTTGCATCCCTCAATTCCTGTTTCTTATGCTTTATCTTTTGGTCCAATACCCCTAACTGACTCAAGTACTCCTTAGCTGTCATCTACTCCCGCCTTTCCCTACAGTTCCTTTGGCCAGCTGGTTCAGTTCCGCCCTGGCCTGCACAATCCGCCTCCTGATGGATTCCTTCGTGTTGTACTGGTCAGTGTTGCCATACATGGGCGGATACCCGTTCCTGTTCTCAAAGTTCTCATAGTCCTTGATGCTATGCACCAGCGTGTTCACCATTCCCTGTACCATCATGATTCTATTTGTTTTCTTCATGTCCTCTCGCCTTTCTTCAAGTTATGCAGAATCTGGAACCTCACCTTGTCCCATTCAGCCGCCAAATCCCCGGACTTAACGTCACAATAATCACCCAACCGCTCAAACGTGTATCTGCCCCGGTAGGCCCTTCCATCAGCCGCGCAGTGTTCGGGGACCTGCCGGCTGCAGTGAAGCATCGTCTGGATGTCCATGGTCGCATACGTGCCGACCCGGCGGCCATAATCATATACGTTGTAATATACCTGTCTCAAAAACATCCCTCCTCAATACATCAGCATGATGCCCTTATCCATCAGCTGCAGGCCAATCTGCTTAATCACTTCCGGCTCATACTTACCCGGATTTTCCTCAAACTCCCTTGTCACATACAGCAGGTCCGCCACTCCGTAGCCCTTGACCGCCTTAAGCTTTTCCTCCATGGTCATTCCCGATTCCTTTGATACATTGTACGCCCTCACGTTATCGCCTCCATTCCCCCAACTGCGCTCCTCCAGTTCCGTCAGGAGTGCCAGAAGAATCTTCCGGCACATCCGGCAGTCATATTCAGTGATGACTGACCTCACATCCTCTGCCACCTCATACCATTTATCGGACTCCCTGGGCAATACCTCATCCTTCCACTTATTCCAGAACCAGTTATAGCTTTTCCAGAAGACTCCCTTCACCTTATCGTTATCCATGCATCCTCCTTAATCAAACGGCAGTTCCTCGCCCATCGGTACTGCTTCAAATTCCCCGGTGTCATTCCCGAACAGTCTCGCCATTTCATCCTTCCATGGATATATCTTATTCTCCCCTGGGCTGTTCCTGAGACGTTTCGTGCTGGCCTCGAAAAACAGTGGGATGAACTCATCCTGTACACCGCCGTCACGGTCCTTGCATATCTCAATCACATTGGTGGACTGGTACAGGAGGTTGTCATCCTTCCACTTGAACATGTCCTTTGTCAGGCGCCTGAAATCATTATTTACACGGTGCAGGATGAAGGCATTGTCCACGCGGTTCACGATGTCATTGCTACCGGACACATCATCCAGGCGGAGGAACCCCACCGACTTCCTGGGATGCGCCACGAAGAGGATATGGACATTTGCCAGCTTTGCGAAATTCTCCAGGCATTCTACGAAGTGGCTCTGCTGCTGGTACTTGTCGTTCCCCATCTCCATCAGGTTCAGGGCCATCATGTTATCCAGGATTACCAGGTCAACCTTATGCTCCACCACACACTTGCGTATCTGCTCCATGATGGAACTGAACTCATTGCCATAGTAGTTGTTATAGACATACACCTTCCCATCCATCCATTTGGATATGACCTCATCATACGGGGGCTGGACCATATAGTAGTTATCATACTGTGTTTCCTTCACATAAGCCTTGCCGGCCGCCTGGAGGAGGAGCCATTTCAGGAGGTTCTTGGGCTTCAGCTCCCCACTGAACAGCGCCGTCCGGTATCCCTGCTGGGACGCCTCGATTGTCAGCTGTGATATGATGCTGGATTTCCCGGCTGCCCTCAAACCGCTGAGGCAGGTGACGAATCCTTTCTTAAGGCCGCGCATCTTCTGGTCTATCACATCGACCCCGGTCTTGATGAACTCCTCCGGCGGCTCCACCATGAGGCGTATCTGCTCCGTGGTATAAAATACCGGCTGTCCATCCACCGTCTTGATTTCGGTCTTCTTCTCCACCACGTAATTGGGGTTCTGGTAGTTGGGGTGCCTCTCCTCCCTCACATACTGCCTGTCATAGGCATCCGGTTCATACATCCTGCGGACATCCTGCCAGGTCCTGTCTGCGCAGGAGTTGTGGAAACAGTGGAACCCGATGGCCCCGTTGGACATCCTGAAGATACAGGCATCCTTCCCGGCGTGGTTCTCATCAAAGGGGCAGTGTTCCAGTATGTACTTGGTCCCGCTGCCATAACTGGCCTTGGTATAATGCAGCCCATGCTCATCCAGCCACTGGTCTAAATCAAAATCCCTGGGGTTGAAACGGTTGTACCCCTGGGGCCTGTCCGGGACCGGCAGGTAACCCGCCAGCTTCTGCAGCAGGGCCTTGTCATTCTGCTTCGGGTGCTCCGGCGCCTGGACGATATGGCTCATCCTATGGGGGCGCTCCGGTGTATTGGCCCCTTTCTGCGCCAGGGTACCATAAAGCTTGCACACCCTGGCCGGGTTGAAGTTGGCGGTGTCAACGCTTACCTTATCGTCTGAAAAGAACAGGGACAGCACCGCCAGGCAGTCCTTTACCAGTTGCTTATTCTCCTCGTTCACGGCAAGCCCCACACTATATAGCAGATGGACACCGTTCCCGCTGAATCCCACGATTGGCTCCTCAAAGCCTGTCTGTTTCATGAACAGGTAGACCTCGTTGCTCTTTTTCTTCGCCAGGGTTATCTGCTCCTCACTGGAGGATGTCCCCGCAGCACGCACCGGGTCAATGTCGACCAGGAACCATGTATACAGGTCTATATCCGAATCCGTTGTGGTTGGCGTCACGTTATTCATGAACCGGTCCCGCTGCTGCCTGGAGTAGCATTCATCCCGGATGCCGTTCAAGGTTATGTAGACATTGCAGTTGTCATTGATATGCGCAGCCCTTAAGGCGTTGATACAGGTTTCGGCATCCCTGAAGTATCCGCTTATGTTCTTCTTGCTGGAGGCAACAATCCGCACCTCAAAAAGGTCATTCTGGTTCTTCATGATGGATATAGACTTTCTGATTTCGTTCTCATCGTACATCATTGCACTTTCCTCCCAAACTTCTCCTCTGCAATACCTGGACTTCCAACGGTATCATACCCTGTCCCATGCTTTCCCTGGCTTTGGGTATACAACGTTTCAAACTTTTCTCTAAGCTTCTTTGTGCTCCGGATATTACCTTTCCAAAAACCATCATGCGTGGCATATTGCAGCACCTGCCATATCTCATCCTCACTTAACCCATCCAGCCTTTTCATCCTGTCGATTTCAGCCGCCCACCTTTTCTTCTTCTCCAGCGTATCCGGTACTTTCGAGTGGGGGCAGGTTTCTAAGCAAGAGACAATCAGGTCTTCCACACATTTCATCTCAAAGCTATCGGGATTTGAAAAGTCATAAGAAAGAGGAGACGTTGCGACGCCAGGAGCAACGATATCTTTTTCTTTCTTATCCTTCTTTACATTCTTGTTTATGTTCCCCACTGGTTCCCCACTGGCTCCCGACTGGTTCCCCACTGGTTCCCCACTGGCTCCTTTACTGGTACCCTTACCCTGGAAAGTCTCATAGTTTACAATGAAAATGGTGGTTCTTTCACTGGCTCTCTTTTTGTCCACTTCTATCATGTTATCCTGTTCTAACCGCAATAGATAGTTAGCTAACTTTTTTCGGCTCCAGCCCCATCTTTCAGCTAAAAAACGTTCACTCCGGTATACGCAACCGCGCTTCCCATCTATGAGATTTCCACGTCTGTCTTGAAACGTACTATCCTGATGCTGTGCCAGTAGTATTAAATCAATCCAGGCCTGCCCCCTTGAAAAGGGCTTGTCCGTCCATATCCAATGGCTCTGGACCGTCCTGTTTACCTTCACCCAATTATAATCCTTATCCTCATTGCCCATCCGAATCACCTGGCCTAACTTCCCGAATATAGGTATCATAGTCCCTTTCCCAGGCCATTTCCAGAAGCCATATGAGGTGACTATATTCATTGAGGTCACAGTCAAATATAAGGCTGTTTCCATTACCTTCAATTCTAACCTGGATCATCATAGTTGCGCCTCCTTCCCGGGCGGAGGATGGTCAGGAACTCCGCCCTTGAGTCCAACACCTTATGCATTCATATCGTGACATATCAATAGCTGGTAATTGGTTGAATTAACAGTTGCTCTATGTAATGGCTTTCGCCGCTACATCATCCTCAAAAGGGTACGAAAATTTCAGGGTACCCCTAGATTTAAACTATCAGTCATGCACCTCGTTAGCCCCATCCTCCAGGACCTTAGTGATGAATTTCAAAGCCTGAATTATAGTTTCCAGTTCGCAGTCCCCGCCAAGGGTGACTTCGAGACCAGAACATCTATATTTATCAGTAATGGTGCGCACCTTAATGTCTGTGCTGCCGGCATCCTTAATCCGGAAATAGGTACGACCGCCATGTCCGGTGTCTCCTCCCATATATCCAGTAGTACCAGCTTCTACTTCTAATACGTTGGCGCTATAGATATCACGACTATATGTAACGATTTCAGTTCCGTCCTCCAGAACCCTTCTTTTCTCTTCAATTGCATACATTTCTATTAATCCTCCTAAATGCTAATTTTCTGTTCCTACCATGAAAGGAAGAAGAATCTCTCCCCTTATATTTTCGTGCAATTCGTCCAGCGTCCACCCATCGGCATATTCAAAAATTGGTTCGTCATATGGTTCAATCGGATTTCCGTGAGCGGTCCAAAACTGGTGGGAATTATCAAACCCGGTATCTTTAAAAATTGTACAGTGATACAATTCTTCTAACTGTTTTTTTGTGTACCTCTCTTTCATATTTCCTCCAAAATGTTAAAATAGTATTGTAAAATAACGGTCAATAATATCTGAGCCAATCTGTACTATTCGCCCATCACTCTCAACTCGAAACAAGCTGTCTCGTAACCATCTTCTTTTAACCAACGTAATAAGCTCTCCGTGGTTAATAATATATCGCGAACCGTCCCACTGTGTTGCATTTTGGCTTGCTCCACCAAGCAAATACTTCTTCATCATGTCCTCCTCAAAACATCGATTTAATCGCAAGAAGCTGCACTTGCATCCAACTCAATACCCTCCATCACTGCCCTGGCTTCAAGAACTGCAATATAATCAGTCATGGCGGAAATCTGCATGTTATATGTACTTCGTGGGCAGGTTGGAACAAACCCAAGCTCTATTCCCCTGTCCCATTTATTCAGCATATTAGCCAATCCTCTGTATCTGATAACTAACTGCTGATACTCTGCAATAAATCTCTTTTTGTAATCTGCACTATTCATTCCTTCTACTGTATCCGCTAATTTCATCATGTCTTCCTCTTTTCTCCCACACTTAGCAGTGGGCGGCTAAATCTTAATATTGCTTATTTCAGTTTAGCTAATTGCCAGTTATATCATATTCTTCTTTTCGTTTCCGATTTCTCTCGTGCAATTTATCCCAGCAAGCATCACACAGTCCCTGTTTTTCATAATACGCACGATCAATATCATAATATTTACCTGGGTCCGCAACTTCCCTCTCTGCTGTATGTCCACAGCTCATATGAAACGTATATACAGCCATAACGCTCTCCCTTTCTAAATGTTAATTGTCCCAGTTAATGGCCTGCCCACAATCTGGACAAAATCCCTGACGCATTCCAGCAAACCAGCCAGTCTCGTCTTTACTAATAAATCTATGGCCACAGCATGGGCAGCTATAGTTTTCTATAAGTCTCTCTTCTTTCACTTTTGGCGCGCATGGAATACGTTTCTCCTTCACAACTTTCACTCCTTCTGGCTCCAGCCCGGTATCCTCATAGGCTTTAAGCCTCCAATATATTCTCATGGCCTGTTCTTTTACCGCCCTTGCATCAACAACTGACCGCCTCATTCCGCCCTCTATAGGCTCGTCTGGTATCGTTAATCTGTCCATAGTTCTCCTTCCCCGGTATTCTCTAAAATAACGATTTTCTCTACTTTTTACATAATCCAATCGTTCTATCCAATTCTACCTGCAGGTTTCCACATTTGGGACAGTACACCACTGCCCCTGTTGTCTCATATTTTCCTGTGGCAGGATTATAATCATCCAGGATTACCAGCCTCTCGCTCCATCCTTCCGGATTATATAAAGCCCTTTTCATGTGTGTTCCACAATTATTGCACTTCATCTTACTGTCTCCTAACGGCCTTGTGCCCATCAGCTTTCTTTTCCGGTACCAACACTATGACCTTCCCGTCACGGCTGTCCTCATTCTGGTAATATGTATTATTCTCCTGGTAATACAGGCCTGCCACCCATGGATGTCCATAATGTATGTATTTCCGATTCATTGGCCATACCACCATCCATTCCGATAAATCCAGGCTGCCCAATCATGGTTGTAAATCATTGCCATTACAAGTGCCTCTGGAAGCCCTCTGCAGGCCCTGTATTCGCTTATCTTGCCAATCCTATACCATCTGCGCATATTCTTCCGGCAGGTGCGTGAAACCCTGGCTATCGTCCTTCCTGGCGGCTTTGTCATCAGCATTACATACCATCTTTTCATCCACGTTCCTTCCCGTTGCGATATCGCAATGATTATTCTTTGCAACCAATATGCTTATGTAGATTCGCCGCAGGAACTTAAGGTCATCAACATCCCTTAAGGCACTCATGATACTTTTCCTGCATTCCCGGGCAATTCCTTTCCTATCTTCTTCTGTCACGCTTCCCTACCCCTTTCATATTGCAGAAACAGTGGATGACCGTGTAAATCTGCTGCCACATCCTAAGGTCCTGTTCCTTCCATAATGCCCTCAAAAGCTTTAATATCTCTTTACGGTACATGGTGACTTTGCTATCCTTCTTATCTTCCATCTCACATTTTCCTTCCCAATACACCTAAAATCATAAAGTACGCATGTCGCAGTTCATCATCATTCAGTTCCTTTAATAGCCTGATGACCTCGTTTCTTTGTTGCACCGGTGCAACCTTGCCCACATCCCCCTGGACCGCCTGTAGCTGTTCCTTAAGTTCCTGTAATTCTTCTATGGCTTTGTCGTAGCTTTCCAGCATCCGGTTGTACTGCTCCGCTGATATACATATCATTCTCTGCATGCTTCTGCCTCCTCTAAAAGTTCCCGTAATTCTCTGATTTTATTTAATAAGTCAAATACAATATCATTTGCTATACGGGTCTTGATTCCTGCATTACTATAAAGTTTCCCCTGTGTCCTCCATACTTCTCCCGACCTTTCAATGTCCCAATCAAAGTAACTCTGTTTAATATCATCTATCATAATCTTGGCATTCTCTGCCAGAACCTCAATGTCCAGTAATTCGCTATCAACATCTACTGTCGAAATGCTTTCTTTGTTTTTCATTATCAATCCTCTTTTCTTTCCATACCCCGTGGCTTGTGCTGCTTCTCGCGGATGTGACACAAGGCCCACTTCATATCCGTCTTCACTGCCTTATATTCCGCGTATGTTACCTGCCGCCCACTTTGGAATCTCAGTTCCATATTCACATACTTAATCCGCTTATTTGTGTTCAAATAGTCAAGCGTCCAATAGTCGCCCTCTTTGCTGGCCTCATAAATCTCATATAGATTCTGTTCCAGTTCAGCCATCCATCGGAGATGCCGATTGCTCTTTATATTCAGTACAGACAATGATGTGCTGAATAAATAACTGGCCTTGCACATCATGTATCGCGCCAGACGTAATGCCTCATCAGCCATTAGCGGCTCCTTCCCCTCTAACACTGCGTCCATCAGTTCCGGCGTCACATCTGCGCCTCTGGCCATCGCTTCCAGGCACCAAAATGCCTGATGCTCTGCTATCAAATTCGGATAAATCATAATCTGCCCTCTTTCCTTTCCGGCCCAGAGGTGCTATGCTGTAGTTGCGAACTTTGGTATAGTGCCTCCAGGCCTATGCTTGTCCTTATGGAAGCGCCAACTTCTATGAGGACTTTTTTATTGTCCGTCTCACGCCGGCGCCGCGGCTCACCAACCTCAGTTCTGCCTTTGTCTCCTCCAGCACCATCCAGTTGTTTACCATAAGACCCGCCTTGCTCATGAGTACCTTCTGATTCCGGGTTGGTTTCGTTGCCCTACTTCTTCCCATCCGTTCACACCGCCTTCCGTAATCTTTCGTCAAACTCATCCTGCGGGCCAGGCTCATTGCAATAAACATGCAGATCCCCCAAGACATTCTGCCACTGGAGCAACAGCCATGTCAGGTCCCGGTTCTGATAGTCCCATAGAAGACAGGCCACATCCTGGGCGTCCCCTATCGGCTTATCCGCGGGCCGCTTCTTAAGCTTGTCCATGGTGTAGAAGTAATCCTTAGTCCCCCACTTCTCTCCATCGTATTCCTTTGTGACCGGATACAGCCTCAGCAGCTCCATGGGTGTCAGCCTGCCGATGGTCTCCATGACCTGCTTAAGCTCCTGGTACCTGGCATCTATCTCCAGGCAGGACTTATAAGCTTTTGCGCGGTTTACCTCTGCCCGGTTCTCTCTCCCATAGGCCTTAACCGCCAAGAATATGTACCGTACCAGGTCGTCCCCCTGCAAATTATCAATCCGGTACGTTCCACCATGTGAATCCGTGAAGCGCCTTAATGCCTTGGTATATTTCCCTTTGCTCTCAATACGCGGCACATTTCCAGCTATGTCCCAGCTTTTCCAGGATTCCTTGACGAATGGCACCAGTATCTGGAGCGGGCCAGGGAACATTCTTAACATCTGGATTACAAAGGCTGTCCTCCTCGTCAGTTTATGCAGCCTGCCGGGGAGTTTCCTGCTCTCCAACTCTGCCTTGAACAACTCCGTGACATCCGGTTCGTCTTCCTCCCCTACCTTATACACAAAGTTGTCCATAAGGTCCGTCTTAAGGTCCTTACTGCTTATCTTCCTCAGGGAATAAAGCATGTTGTTGACGGATATGGTCCAGTCGCGGCATCCCCTAATTACATCATGCATCCCATCCAGATATTCAGGCTGCAGATAGGCCTCCAATATCTTACGGCAGGCTTCCATACCATCCGCATCCACCTGTAGTTTCCATGGTGATGGCGGGATTCGCAGGACATGTACCCTGTCCACCAGGCCTGCCGCCTCAATCCGGTCGCAGCATGGCTTGGCATACAGTTCCATGTCGGCCCTGGCCATCAGTTTCTGTATGTCAAACAGCATGTCATTGACATAGGTCCCATCCTTAATATGGTCCAATATTACTTCCTTGGTTGCTTTTTCCATCGGTCTCACCTCTCCTATAACATCCTTACAAGCTGGTCCACCTGCCAGCACTTATACATATACAACGCCGTCATCACCATTGTTATGATTGCCAGCGCCCGTTGCATCCTATCCGGCTCATTATTCCTTCTCATCCTGCGATTCCCCTTCCTTTGGACGCTCCAGTTTCTCACCGATTATCTTCTCAACCTTCGCCGGGTAAATACGGAACTCCCACATGGTCTTACCTGTCTTCTCCGGTGGAATTGCCAGGCCCAGATCCAAGATGCCCCTGCGCATATAGTCCCGAATCTTAGCTGGCTTCATTCCCAGGACAGGGGCGGCCTCCTCCGGGCTTAGCCATAGTCTTGCCATGACATCACTCTCCTTCACTCGCGCCTACGGATGCACCTGTACACATGGTTCCGTCTTCATAAAATCTCAACTGAACAATCTTTTTAGATTCCGGATTATAAAAGCTTAATTGAACAAATTTCTCTCCGCCATCATCAACACTATCAATAACTCCACATACTAAACACCCTTCAATATCATTTATTTCATCCCTGCTAAATTTGATTCTATTCAATGTAATGACCATACTTTCTATTCCTCCATACGTTTTTATTTTAGTTTTCGTTTAAAATGTCTTTTGCATCTGCTATTCCATATTTAATTGCCATATCCTTAATAACTGATATATACCCCTCAATCAATTTAGGATCATCCGCAATTACATCGAGTATGTTTAACTTGTCCAGTTTAGACTTGCATACATTATTGAGCGCCATTGTCTTTTTCTTATTTGTGAGACGAATATTCAGCGCTACATGCATCCGCTCTTCCAGGATGCGATAGGATTCATCTCTGATAAGCTTTATGTGGTCATATCCCCCGGCCTTCAACGCCATCTTATTAATAATATTGGCGGTATCTTTTCTCCAGGCATTGGGACGAAGGGAAACCACTTCCTTGATGGCGTCAATTCTATTGTCCAGCTGTTCCAATTTTTCGGCCTGTCTCTTCTGTTCTTCCCTCTGTCGTTTCTGTTCCAGCTCCTGTTTTGAAATGTTTCTAACAAGCAGATTCATTAGCTGCGTATCTGGGTCCAGGTCATCCATGTTAATAGATGCCTTCGGGCTGAAATACGCTTCTTCCAGATTATCGAACTGTTCCCAAGCTTTCTCGGTTCCAAGCATCTTACAGTGACGGCTGGCTCCCTTATGTGTCCAAAGATACAGTTGCGGGGTATTCTTGGCAACTAGGTCGAAATTTTCTACCAAGTTCTTAAACTCTTTTAACTCCTGTGCCTTCAACAAGAAGAAATGCTTTCCCTCTTCGAAGTGCTTTTCGTTATTGTTGAAATTCTGTTTAATTTGCGTATCAGAGGCTTCATATACCTCTGCCAGTTGTGCTGTAGTGATGACCTTCTGGCCCTTCCACTGAATTTCAACCACATCGTGGTTTCCTACTTTTACAATTTCATTCATTTTTATCCCGCCTTTCCATTTTCAATTAACAACATGCAACATTTAACAAGATTCTTCTGTTCTTCTGAATATCCGTCAAAACGGACAGCCATATCTCTGGAATCCCTTGTTGGAACTTTCATTTCAGAAACAAGAGTGTCTAACGCGACACCAAAATATCTCGCTACTGCAACCACTTTTCCAATTGTAGGATCAGATTTGTTCCAGTTACGAATAGTCCCATTACCGAACTTCAAATTCCTTTCTAATTCTGCAATTGTGATTCCATCATTGGCACAGAGCTGTTTCACACGGCCATATAACATTTTCTCACCTCTCTTCATCTATAAAATAGTGAATTACTATTGACAAACATTAGAAAATATTCTATTATTAGTTTACGGACTATAAATAGATAAAAAACTTAGATTTTTAGATTTTAACCATATTTTTTTTAATTATTTTCCATATATTCGTCTATGGACTAATTATAGTGGTAAATTTTCTAAAAGTCAATAGTTTTTTTACCTTTTTTATTTTTACATTTTAGGAGGTGCACTATTGAACGATTTATATGAAAGAATACAGGCTTTGTGCAAAGGTAAAGGAATTACTATTGCATCACTCGAACGCGAATGCGGGTTAGGAAATGCTACTATAAAAAAATGGGGGACCTCTACACCATCAGGAGATAGGTTATCTAAGGTAGCTGATTATTTTAATGTTTCCGTAGATTACCTTTTAGGAAGAGAACCAGAGCAGCTAAATAATGTATATTTTAGTTTTGCAAAAGAGGCCGAAAAAAATGGAATAAATCCCAAGGATATTCAAATGGCCATTGATATGATTAAGAAACTCAGAGGGGAATAAATTTTCAATATATTATCAGGAATGAAGGGATGCTATGAACTATATAAGAAAAGCTGATCTTTATAAATTGATATCAAATCTAAGGCGGCATTGGGGATTAGAGGAAAATGAATATAACCTTGATGTAATAGGTTTGTGTCGTGCCCATGGTATACAGGTAGGAGAAGTCCCATTTGAAAATCCAGGACTGCGTGGGATGGCTTGTCTAGGTGATGGTTCCGAACCAGATGTCATACTTTTAAATTCTCATCGCAATAAAATTGAACAAAAAATTGATTGCTCTCATGAAGCTGTGCATTTGGCATTTCACAGAAACATTAGTTGTAAATCTTTTAATTGTTTTGAAACTGCTTTGCCTAGCCAAAATAAATATTTGGAATGGCAAGCTAACGAAGGAAGCGCTGAACTTAACGTTCCCTTTCAGACTCTTTTACCCAAAATAAAGAAAAATCGCCACCTACTTAATACCTATCTTGATATTATTTATTTTAAACAGGAACTTGTCCAAGAATATAATGTTACGGATGCGGTAATATCATATCGTTTAGAATCATTAAAATTTGAAATTGAACAATTTTTACAAGGTGTTTCTATGCAGGATTTGCGCATATTGTCCTACAATTCACAGATGAAGGAAGGTATAACTATTAAATCTTTGAATGATATTGCCATGGAGGACTTATCAAAAGATTTTGAAACTAAACACTGTTCCATTTGCCAAAGCACAAAAACAATGCCAGACACCACCTTTTGTCCAATATGCGGTAAAAGTTCATTTCAATATGGAGAAGGAAAAATGAAATATCCAATCAAAATCAAAGTAAATGAAAAAAGTAAAGCATTGCGTTGTCCTATATGCGATAATGAAGAAGTATCGCCCGAGGGTGATTATTGTTCCATCTGCGGATGTGAATTAACTAATCGCTGCACAAATGTTGATAACTTTGGAAATGGTTGCGGAGCATTGGCAGCAGCGAATGCGCGCTACTGCATATATTGCGGATTTGAAACAACGTTTTCGTTAAATAAACTGCTTATCCCTTGGGACGAGGAGCAAAAATCGCTAAATAACGAAATTAATCTTGATACAATAATGAATGACTGGAATTCCATTATAAATAATCAAGGGGGCGGAGCACGAAGCTACCTACGGAATACCCTACTGGAAAATGGTGGTAATAATTGTATTTGTATCGTTTTCCCTGACTCTATGAGTTATGATATGGGGAGAAGGCCAACCGTCATTGGTGAACTCGAAAGGTATATAGAAAATCACTACGGAAAATCTATCTATTTTAAGACTCGATTACAAAACATGCCAATTCTCCCAGATGGTGTGGAATACGAGGGGTTACCCCTATAAAAGCTTCAAGGGCTCACTTCAGAGCTTATCATACAAAACACTATTTAATCAGCCCTTGACTTTTTAATAAAATGGCACAGCCAAAAACTAAGGAGGGTTTGTTTATGAGAAAAACAAAATTATTTATCGCCACGCTTGCAATGTCCATAGTACTGAGCAGCACCGCCCTGGCCGGAACCTGGACCCACACCCATGAAACCGAATGGAGTATCAATACTTATGATAATCTGTGGTTTTATGTAAAAGACAATGGGGAATACGCAGAAAACGAATGGGTTCAGGATGATGACGGCACATGGTATTGGATTGATGGTGGTGGAACATTACCATCATGGGCTGGTGTAGCAACCGATGGATGTCTTTATGATTCAACGGGGAAGTATATAGATATGACCATTGATGGCAGAAAATATGCATCCGAAGATTTATATAATCAGCTTCAGGAGGGCATGACCTACGACCAAGTAGTGTCAATTCTGGGAAAAGAACACGAAATAAGGAATACAGAGCGCCGTCAAATTGGAAACCAAACATATGATTATTTGCAGACAGCATGGTATTCGCAAGATGCTGAATCAGATATTCGTATAACATTCAAAAACGGGATACTTCACGCACGTCATGCAACATGGAGGTAGTGTATATGAAAAACATAATCCTTGCCATTGCTCTGGCAATCATAACATTAACAGCCTGTGGTGGAAAGTCTGAAGCCACATCAGACTTATCAGGTACATGGACATCTGAAAAATCAGGAAACAGTTACCAGGAAGCCATAATCACCGATAATTACATTGAAATCAATTGGATTACAGATGATAGTAAATCCTTGTACTGGGCCGGGTCCTACATATCTCCGGAATCTGCCATCACTGAATACTCATGGACATCGGAAAATGATAAGGATAAGACTGGCTCCGCCCTCCTCGCATCAGGAGATGATGCGAAAGTGTTTACTTATAAAGATGGCTCAATCAGTTATGAAGTTTCCGCTATGGGAATAACAACCACCATGAAATTAACCAAAACAAATAAATAAGAAAAAAGCCCCAGGAGCCGCAAACTCCCGCGCTCCTGGGGACACCACCTTGAAAATATAATATCCTTACCCAGGGGACCGATGGGGCGATATGTCAGCCGCCTACTTGCAAAAGAAAAGGAGGCTGGTGCTTATGTACGTTACATATGGCGATTTATTCAACTTTGTTATCATGCTTTGCGCAGTAATTACTCTTGTTTATAAGCATAAAAAATAGCGCCCTCTCCTTGGCCAGGTAGACGCTATTTTTAGTGTAACTATCAACCGAGGCGGCTAGGCTTCATCTAGTCATCGGTTCTCTTGTTAAGTATATTATACCAAATATACGGAAATTGTCAAATGTGAAAAGCGGCCCTGTTACCAGCAGGAACCGCCCTCACATAAATTTTCTCTTACCGGACACCCCGGAAGATACAATTCAATTAACACACCTGAATTATATCATTCCTGGAACGTCCTGGCAAGAGGGCGTATTATTTATACCTAAAATCAGTTGCGACATCGCAACAGGAAGGAATGATATCATGCCAAAACGAAAGAAACATCCCCGCCTCCCCAACGGCTACGGTTCCATCCGCTACCTCGGAAAGAGCCGGAAGAACCCCTATGCGGTCCACCCGCCGGCAGACATTGACGGGAACCGTCCCCCGGCCCTCTGCTATGTGGATGACTGGATGAAGGGATTCATTATCCTTACATCCTACAAGGCCGGTACCTATAACCCCGGTATGGAGGCCACCCTGGAGCTACCAGATAGCCCAGGCTCCCTTGACTCTCTAGCAGAAAAGATTCTGGCGGATTATAACCGTATCAAGGGCATCGAACCTGAGGAACCTGAGAAGACCTTCTCAGACGTCTACAAGGCATTCTATGCCGACAAATATGCAGACGGGCATAAATACTCATCTTCGGCTGTACGTTCCACCCAGGCGGCCTACAGGCATTGTGAGGCCCTATACAGCAGGGACTTCCGCTCACTCTGTACAAAAGACCTGCAGGACAACCTTGATGCCTGCAATCTTAAGCACGCGAGCCTGGAACTTATCAAGACCCTGTATAAGCAGATGTATAATTACGCTGAGAGCCAAGGATGGTGCGACAAGGACTACAGTCAGTTCGTCAAGATTAAGAAAAATGATGATGATGAGCATGGTGTGCCATTCGCGGATGCTGACCTCAAATTATTGTGGGATAACAAGGCAGATGAAACCGCTGAAATGCTGCTTATCATGTGCTACTCTGGATGGCGCATATCGGAATACAAGGATATGGAAGTTAATTTGGAAGAAAAATATTTCTTTGGCGGCATTAAGACAGATGCTGGAAAAAACCGGACTGTCCCTATCCACTCCGCAATATATCCTTTAGTTGAATGCCGCCTGAAAAGGGATGGCCAGCTGCTTTCCTGCAGCACTGGGGAGTTCCGCAAGAGGATGGGCATATTACTTGACAAGCTTAACCTTCAACATACCCCAAAGCATACACCACATGACTGCCGGCATACCTTCTCTAAACTCTGCGAGCATTTTGAGGTGAAGGAAAATGACCGCAAGCGGATGCTGGGGCATTCATTCAAGGATGATATTACCAACAAAGTATATGGCCACCGTGACCTGGAGGACCTGCGCAGGGAGATTGAAAAGATACAAGTTGATTTGTGA